TTTTTCCGTACGCGTTCCGTACGGCATTTTTCGTTACGTGCTACGCCAATCGCTGAAACCCTTGCTGCGCTTGGCTTTGAAGGTGGTACTCCCAACGGGATTCGAACCCGTGTGTCCGCCTTGAGAGCGCGGTTTTCGGCGAAAACCAAGGTACCATCCTGTCCCATGCGATCCCTAAGTCGCTGATTTAACAGGGATGGCGTACCAGCCGATTCCATCCGATTCCATGCGCTTTTCCGTACGGATTCCGTACGCGTTACGAGTAACGTTTCGCGCTACGCTCCGCAGCGGCTTCCCACCCGGAGGTTCCCATGTCCCGCCAGTCCATCGAGAAGGCCACCGTCCGCGCCAAGCTCGACCCGTCTCCCGAGCCGTATTGGGTGCCCCTGGAAAAGTCGAAGGAGCGGTCGGTGTCGCTCGGGTTCCGGTGTCTGGAGGTGGGCGGTCGTGGCACATGGATCGCCCGCTACCGTCCGGCGGGGGGCAAGTACGTCCACGAGTCGCTGGGCGCGGTGACCGCCGCGAACGACTACGACGCCGCGTGCAAGGCAGCCCGGGTCTGGGCGGGGCGGCTCGATCAGGGCGTCACCGCTCCGGCCAGCACCACCGTCCGCGATGCCTGCGACGCGTACCTGAAGGATCTGCTGCTGGAGGGTCGGACCGACACCGAGGCGGACCAGCGCTCGCGGCTGGAGGCGTACCTGTTCGAGACCACGCTCGCGTCGCTGCCGCTGGATCGCATCCGGGAGAAGCCGCTCAAGGAATGGCGGCTCGCGCTCAAGGGCAAGAAGGGGAAGAAGCTCGCGCCGGCCACAGTCGACCGAATCCTGTGCGCGGTCATCGCGTCGCTCAACTTCGCGGTCGACCAGCGCATGGTCTCTCCGGACCTGCAGATCGAGTGGAACAAGGGTTTGAAGAAGTCCGGCCAAGGTGGTGTGCGCGACCTGTACCTCGACTCGAAGCAGCGCGCCCGCCTGATCGCGAAGTGCCCGGACGAGGAGATGAAGGATCTGGTCGCTGCCATCGCGATGACCGGCATGCGGTTCGGCGAGGCGCAGGGGCTGACCGTGATCAACTACCACGCCAAGACCGGCACGCTCGTGATCCCGGACGGCAAGACCGGTGGCCGTTCGATCCCGCTGTCGGACGAGGCGCGCGCGCTGTTCGGCAAGCTGGTGAAGAACAAGCTCCCGGCCGCGTCGCTGCTGACCGATGGCGGCGAGGCGTGGAAGACGTCCGCGTACCACCGTCGCCTCAAGGCCGCATGCGCCGAGGCGAAGCTGCCGGCGAACGCGTCGCTCTACACGCTCCGCCATTCGTACATCACCGACCTGCTGCGCGCGGCCGTGCCGGTCGCGGTGGTCGCGGATCTGGCCGGCACCTCGATCGCGATGATCCAGAAGAACTACTGGCGCTTCATCCCGTCGCACGCCGCCACCCTGATCGCCGGACTGCAGATGGTCCGGTAGCGCTACCAGCCGACGCGGACGCGACGAGCTGCCCCGGTTTCCGGGGCAGCTTTTTTTTGTCCATCCGCACGCATGAGGCTCCATGTGATTCGCGCGTGAAGACGCTTTCACGGCGTTCGTGCTGAGGCGCTATCCGGGCGTGCGGCCCGTAATGGACGACATGGGACGCCGTCAACCCCGTTTTCCTACCGCCCGTCGGGGAGTAGACGGTCGATGTTGACGCGGTTCTCACGCAGGAGGAGAACGAGCGCCCCACACCGTAGCGCTCGCTTCCCCCGCCAGCGCTGCGTTCCACCGCCGCACGGAATGAGGTTCGCGTGAACACTTCGCCGTCTGCCGCCGCTCCCGCCGCTGCCATCCGCCCGCTGTTCTGGCGCGTCCGGGAAGCCGCCGATCAACTGTCCATCTCCCGCTCGCAGCTCTACCGGCTGATCGATGCCGGCGAGATCCGCACGAGCAACGTCGGGCCTGGTGCTGTCCGCATCGCCGACGACGAACTGCAGGCGTACGCCAAGCGGCAGCGCCAGCTCCAGCAGGGGGGCTGATGCGCCATGTCCCCTGCCAGCTCGAACACGTACGCGGAGGCGCGTAGTCGCCGCGAGGTCGGCATCGTGCGCTCGACGCTCGGTGCCGAACGCAAGCACGAAGGCTGGGCCGACGAAGCGTTCGCCGCCCTGTGCGTCTACGCCGCGCGTCGACGCCGCCCCTTCACCATCGAGGAGTTCCGCCTGGACGCCGAGCGCGATGGGCTGACTCCGCCCCCGGACGGCCGCGCGTATGGCGGTGTCGTGGTCCGCGCGCTGCGGCATCAGGTCGTGAAGCACGCCGGCTGGGCGCTCGCCTCATCGAGCAACCTGTCGCCGAAGTCGACGTACGCGAGCGTGTCGGTGAAGCAGCGCTCGCTGGTCCTGCGTCGACCGACCACGAAGAAGAAGCGCGCGGGGAAGCCGTCATGAACGACGCCGCGCCGCAATCCATGCGCTTGGCGCTCTGGGCGATGACGCTCCGGGGCAAGCCGTCGCCGGCCGAGGTCGCGGTCGCGTTCCGCGACGAGCCGGTGGGCGAGTTCACGGTCTGGGCGATGACGCTCGACCACATGCCCACCACCAACGAGATCCTCGCGCGCTGGCCGGTCAGCAAGGTCGCCGCGCGCCACTGGCGGATCTCTCTCGCGCGTCTGCTGTCGGAGCGCGAGCTGCCGAGGATGGCTTCATGAGCGCCGAATCCGAATACCGCATCCCGGGCGAACCGTCCCGTCCGCGCGACGTCTGGCGTGACGAGGTCTGGTCGCTGCCGCTGCCGGCGAGCGAGAAGCTGCTGCTGCTCGCGCTGGCCGACCACGTCGACGAGAAGGGTTCCTGTTCGATCTCGGTGGAGGATCTGTCGCAGTCGACGGGACTGCACGAGCGCACGGTCCGCCGGATGCTCAAGGAATTCACCTTGCGCGGACTGATCTCGCGCAGCAACCGTCACGTCGGTCGGAACGCGTACCGGTATCGGCTCGCGCGCGCGGAGTAGCGCCATGTCGACCGTGATCATGTCGAAGTGCTGGCCCCTGGTGATGTCGCCTTCGGCGAAGTCGGTGCTGATCTCGCTCGCGGACAACGCCAACGACCACGGGCACTGCTGGCCGTCCATCGCGACGATCTGCCGGCGGACCTGCCTCGGAAAGACGGCGGTCTGCGCGTCGCTCAACTGGCTGGAGACGACCGGGCTGATCGCTCGGGTCGCCGCGCCGGGGATGCACAACGCGTACTGGATTACCCCCGAGGCAGGGGTCGTGGATGCCCGTGGAACCCCTAAGACACACCCTGGTACTCACCCGTTCGCCTCGCGAACTAGTTCGCCACGCGAACAGGTCGCCACGCGAACAGCCCCTGTTCGGCAGGCGAACGACCACCTGTCCGCCTCGCGAACTTCACCTGTTCGGGAGGCGAACACTAACCGTAAGGAACCGTCAGAAGAACCGTCATTGAACCGTCAGTCTGGTGCATCGCGCTCGCGCGCGCTGCCGACAGACGGGCCGAACGTGGAGCTGGTCGAGACGCAGAAGGGCACCCGCCTGCCGTCGGGCTGGGAGCCGGAAGCGAAGGACGCCGCGTTCGCCGAGCTGCAGCTCGGCTCGGAATGGCGGGAGCATCTCGACGCGTTCCGCGATTACTGGGAGGCCATCCCGGGCGCGCGCGGTCGCAAGGTGAAGTGGGGCGCGACGTTCCGGAACTGGATTCGCAACGAGAAGCGCGCCCGCCGCCGGAGCAGCGCAGGCGACGAGCAGCCGTCCAAGACGATGCGCGCGATCACTGCGCTGTTGAAAGGCACGCCGTCATGAGCGATTGGTTCGAGGCCGAATTGCGGACCGGGCTGGCGTCGCTGATGACGCTCTGCCTCGATCGCTCGCCGCCGCACGACTCGGTGGTGATGACCGCGCGCGAATGGTGGGCGTCGCTCACGTTCGAGCGTTCGTGGTCGCCGGAACGCGACACCGACCGCATCCGCGAAGCGTTCCTCCGGCTGGGGCGCGATTCGATCCGCTGGCCGACGCCGCGTGATTTCCTAGTCGCGCTGCCACCCACGAAGCAGCAGCGCCTGCCGCGCCCGCAAGGCCCGCGCGAGCCGACGCCGCATGCGCTCAAGTGCATTGCCGAGATCAAGTCGATGTTCGAGGACGTCGACGGATGGGCAATCCGCTCGCAGCCGTTCTACGCGGCCATGAGTCATTCGTTCCCGCGTCGCCCGGGACCGACCCACTACCACGATGCGCGCGCTGCGGCGGCCGGTGCGCACTTGGACGAAGTAGAACGCGACCCGCTGGACCCGGCGAACTGGCCGGAAAACCAACCCGAGGAGGTGGCCCGTGAGGACGTTGACCGACCGTGAAATCGAAGAGGCGTTGAGCCGTGCCGTGTGCGACTCGATCGAGCGCACCACGCCGCATTTCCGATGGTGGAAGTCTGGGCTGCTGATCATCGCCACGCTCGCGTGGGCGCTGGTGATCCTGTTTGTGTTCGGCCTGATCCTCGGAGCGCGCGCATGAGCGGGGACACGTTGCAGACGGTGGCCGAGCGCGTGCGCGTGCCGGTGATCATCGACTGGGATCACGAGCGCGTGGTCGGGTTTCTCGAAGTCGACGTCAGCGCGTTGCCGAAGAACCCGGACTTCTGTTTCGCGCTCGGCTTTCGCACGCGCAACTACAGCACGGTGATGACCGACGTCGACGCGTGGGATCTGATCTCGATCTGCCCGGTGTCGGACGAGGAGTATGCCGAGTACCTCGGCGAGCAGGAGCTGGCGCGCCTCGCGCTCGCTGGCGAGGAGGCCGACCATGTTCGTTAAGCCGGTTGGCACGTTCCGCATTCGCGATTGGGGCAGCTCGCCGCTCGAAGCCGACGTTCTGGCGTGGTGTGAGGACTTGCTGCGAGAGTCCGTGGAGGACGACGTCATGCTGATGATGTTTCTTCACGGCAAGCATGTCGTTTTCAGCGCATCGCTGCCGCTCACGGCGACTGATACGGATGATCTGAACTATCGGGTGCCGCTGACGCGCCTGGTGCGCGAGATGATCGAGGACAACACCGGCGAGTACACCGATGCGCGAAACGCGAGGTCGATGGCGATCCTGCGCAGCGATCTGCAGAGCTGCCTGACGATGGTCGACCGCGCGCTTCGTCCGCCTCGCGTCAAGCACCCGAAGATGGAGGCGACGCCGTGAAGCAGTTCACCGGCATGTGCCCCGATAGCGAGCGCCTGATCTCGCGCACGGCGGCGAAGCTCGATGCGCAGCGTGCCGAGGATGTCGCCGCTCGCCCGGGCATGCGCGCGAATGACCGCCTGTACCTGATCGATGGGCAGAAGTACCGCTGGGCGGAGGTGCGCGACCGTGTGCCACCGGAGATCACCAACTCCTGCCTGGTCGCGCGCCTGAACCACTACGAGTCGCATTGGGCGGATCTGGTCGCGCCTCGCATGTCGGCGAAGAAGTCGACTTCCAAGGCAAGGCTTGCTCACCACAAGCGCGTGCGCCGCACCGCAGACCGAAGCGTGGCGCGCGCGCTGGAAGAGAAGGCACGCCAAGCCACACTGCGCGCCGGTCACAAGGATCTGGAATGACCACCCGCGAACAGGCGCTCGCCCGCGCGCTGCTGCGATTGAGCGGCGACGACCTGCTGCGCTTCGTGCGTTCCATCGCCCCGAACGCTGCTGCGGACGGTCGCTGGTATCTCGCTGTTCGCCTGATCGAGTACGCGAAGCAACTACAATCCCCCGAGGAGGCCCAATGAACACCGGAAACGAATCCCAGCCGCCGGTCATCGGCGTGCCGATGCACGAGCTGCCGCCACCCACCTGCGTCAATGGTCACTCGATCCTGCTGATGGGTCGCGTGGTCACGGATGCCGAGGATCTGCGCGATGCCGTCGACCCCGACGCGGTCACGCGCCACGTCTGCGATGAGCTGATGCGCTCGGGCGTCACGAAGATCCTCGAACGCCACATGCAGCAGTACATCAACAAGGACGGGCTGATCGAGCATCGCCTGGCGGTCTACGTGATCGGCATCGACGAGGTGCAGCCGGCCATCGCCGCGCTCGATCGCGACTGGCGCTCGCGGCCGTGACTGTCGACCTGTCCAAGCTCCCGCCCGGAGCGCACGGCTTCACCATCGACTACCGGCGCTACGGCACCGATTGGCCGCTGCCGTTCCGCGCGCGGGTTGTCTACACGAAGAACGAGCGCGACGACTCCCGCCTGTTCGCATACGGCGCGACGGCGCAGGAGGCGGTCGACGCGCTGGTCGCCGAGCTTGACCGGATTCGCGACGAGCAGCGGGAGGCCACCTCCGAGCTGACGATGTGCGGGTGCTGCGGCGAAGTCGTGCCGCCCGCGCAGGCGTACTACGACGCGCTCGCGAACGCATGGGTCTGCGACAACTGCGTGGAGCGCTACGGCGATGAGTGATTCCCCGAACTACCGCCGCGAGCGGATCGAGCGCCTGCTGGAAGAACTGCGCTACGAAGTGACGCGCGGCATGATGGAGCGCGAGATCGACGAGACCATCGGCTTCGAGTTCATCGTGCCGGTCAGCCACTCGATCCCGAAGGGCGTGGTGCATTGCATGTTCCACACGCGGCCGACGCTGGGATACAACATCCCGCCGCACCTGCTCTGCCCACCGCGCCTGCGGGCCGCGAATCCGGTCGAATGAATCACCGGGGAAGCCGGGACACGAACCACGCGGCGATTGCAGCCGCGTTCCTGAGATTGGGATGCTCGATAGCGGATCTCGCGCTGGCAGGCGTTTCCGGTTTCCCCGACCTTGTCGTCGGATGCATGGGGCAGACGTACCTGGTTGAGATCAAGAACCCCGACAGCCGCTACGGTCGGGCTGGGCTCAACATCGAGCAGAGCGCATTCGCGCGTGACTGGCGCGGTGGTCGCGTGTACGTCGTCACCTGCGTTGATGACGTCATCGCGCTGGTCACCGCGTGGCGCGCTGCGGTCGCGAGGCCGGCATGACGCCGCTGACAGGCGCTGACGCACTGATGACGGTGGTGACGCTGATTTCCCCGTGCTGCACGCGCTCGGTAAACCTCAACTTACGCACGAGCGGTATGCCGCTCCCCATGCCTGTCGGCGTTAAATCCGCATGCACACCGCAGTCACACTTTTCGCTGGGGAGAACCTCATGGAACCGCTCAAGGTCGCGCGCTGGTCCGAGCGCGTCATCGCTTTCCTGCTGGGTGCCATCGTCGCCACGGTGGTCATCCTGTACGGCATTCCGTCCGCCAATGCGCAGACGATCGATCTCGACTCCACCGCCATCTCGGGCGCGAATTCGGATTCGTCCAGCGTGTCCGGCGCGTCCGCGAATTCGAACCAATCCTCGGAGCAGGGCAACGTCCAGGCGACGATGCTCAACTTCGAAGCCGCTGCGATCCCGCACAAGACCACCCAGAAGTTCAAGACCAACGCGAGCGTGCCGCTGGCCGCGAGCGTTTCGTTCTCCAGCGACTACTGCGGTGGCACCGCATCTGCCGGCGCATCCGGCTTCGGCCTGTCGCTCGGTGCTGCCATCCCGAAGATGGACGGCAACTGTCAGGCGCTGCGTCGCGCGGAGAAGTTCGGCGTCGCCGCCGCGAACGCGTACTCCGCCGGCCTCACCGATATGGCCGGCAAGCTGATCGCGATGCAGACGTGGGAGATCTGCATGGCCGGCAACGATGCGGTCACCTCGCTCACCGCCGAGGCGTGCGAGCAGATCGGCCTGCTGGGCGAAGGTGCGCTGTCGCACGACACGCTGCCGCACGACGCGCTCCCGCGTGATCCTCCGCAGGTGGAGCCGCGCCCGCAGCCGAAGGCAGAGCCGACCGTCCAGCCGTCGGAGTACCAGCCACGCACACCGCGTGGCTCGCTGGACCGTCCGGCCGGCGACCACGCCACGATCACCGGTAGCGACGGTCGCTCCGCCACGTTCGAGGCGGTCCGCCCGAGCCCGTGATGGTCGACTTTTGGGTTTTCTCGACCTGCATCTGCGTACTGGCGCTGATCGTCGTCGTCGCGATTCTCGACACCGTTCTGCTCGACCGGCTGGAGCGTCGCGGCGTGAAGTTCACGGAGTGGGAGCTGGACAACGCGGGCCGTCTCGGTGGCGTGCTGTTCATCTGGTTCCGTCGGAAAGTGAGAGGGCAGCCGACATGATCACGACCATCGCGCTCGCACTGGCGCTTGCCGTGCCGGCGAATGCACCGCAGCCGGCACCGTCGGCACCGGTCGCACAGCCGGCCGACGCCGCGCCACAACCGCAGACCCACAGCGGACATTCGCCGACCAGCACTGACCGCCTCCTGGACGCCGTCGCGCGCGCTGCGCAGCACCGGCAGCCGGTGGACGAGTCGGACGAACCCCGTCGCACGAAGTAAGCACATCGGCATCCGCGTCCAAGGGGCGCGCGCATGCCGGCAACCCATTCGCCCCGAAGGAGAGAGTCATGTTCCGCAAGATCATCGCCGGCCTGGTGCTGGCACTGGCCGTGTCGCCCGCCTTCGCGCTGGATCTCGGCATCGCCATCGGCGCAGGTCAGGCCGGTTCGCAGTCGCAGGTCGGCTCGCAGTCGCAGGGCGGTTCCGTCGCTGCCATCGCCGGTATCACCGGGCAGGCGAGCGGCGCGCACGCCGACAACGCTTCGTTCGCAACCGGCGGCTTCACCAACAACAACCAGTGGACCGCGTCCGGCTCGACCGGCAACACCTCGCAGGGTGGTGGCGCGTTCGCGCTCGGTGGCGCGCTGTCCGGCAACGCCAACGTAGCGCAGCAGGTCGGCCAGGGTCAGGCCGTGAACCAGTTCCTCGGCGTGTGGCTGTTCGCCGGCCCGTAATCGCGAAGGCCCCGTTGTTCCGATCCTCCGGGGCTATCCCCTCGCGGTCGTGACGCGGCTACGTCAACGCCGCCGCACCGGGCGACCCCCATCGCCTGCGGTGCAGAGGCCGGCCATCACCCCCTGGTGGTCGGCCTCACCTTTTTCCGGAGGTCCGCATGCTGATCTCGCAACTGATCGAGGAGCTGCAGATCCTGCAGCGCGCACACGGCGACGTTCCTGTCGTCCGGTACGACGAGCGCTGCCAGAAGTTCACCGACCCGTGGGTTCGCTCGGTGCTGATCGCACACCCGTTCGGCGAGCCCGTCACCGGATACGACGTAACGCGCGAGCCTGCCGCGCAGATGACGACGCGGTGCGTCTCGGTGACGGGATGACCCTGCAGGAGCTGCGCGCGCTGCTGGAGTTCCACGAGGGCCTGCCGCTCGATCCGACGCTCGCCTCGATGGAGGTGCTGCTGGTGACGCCTGGCGGGACCGCTGGCCCGGTCGACGTGCGCGCGTCTGGTGTGAGGTACGTGCCGCTCGTGCTGGGCGATTGGTGTCTGGCCGGCATCGGTGTTCCACGCGAAACCTAATCGGGCGCCACGCCCGGATGAGAGGACAACATGACGCTTGATCAACTCCGCGACGTATTGATTCAGTACAGCAGCCGCACGCTCGATCCTGCGTATGGCGAGCTGGAGGTTCTGGTCCGATGCAGCCACGGCAACAGGCGTGTGCTGGAGCTGTCCACTCAGGACTTCGACGAGGAATGCGTACCACTTTGCTGCGGTGATCGGGCCTGACGCCCGGATTGAATCGCGCGCGCTGCGGCGCGTTACTGGCAACACCGCAGCAGCAGGTGGTGATGGTGATGTCGCACGAGTATTCGGGCACGCGCAACAACGTGCAGCGGCGTAAGCCCGGGCCGAATCGAAATGGGTTCCCGCGACCGATGAAGGGCGAGCGCACGCAGAAGGTCTATGACGCGCGCGCGCCCGTGAAGTCGGAACTCGAAGCGGGGAAGCGGAAGAAGAAGCGCACGCGTTTCCACCGGGATGGATGACCATGCAGCTCTGCACGATCCACCAGCGCATTCGCTCTGGCTTCCCCGTCACGCAGGGTAGCGAGCTGCGCCTGCCCGATGGCACGCCTGTCCCGGGCGTGATCTCCATCCGCACCGAGGCGGTCACCGGCACCGGCCTGTGGCGCACCACGGTGGAGCTGCACACGCTGTTCGGCGATGCGATCACCGATGAGGCACCCGGTGTGCCCGTGATCGATCCCGGTCCTGCTCCCGTCCCGCCCGGTGACGAGAGCAGCGAATGCATCGAGGCGTAGGCCGTGCCTGGCGATCCCTTCTATGGCTCGCAGGAGTGGAAGGATCTGCGGCGTCGCGTCCTGATCCGTGATGGCTACCGCTGCACGAAGTGCAGGCGCTCGGTGCGTGCGAAGGGTGCGTCGCGTGTCGACCACATCATCGAGCGGCGCGAGCGTCCGGATCTCGCTCTGGTCGAGAGCAACCTGCGGACGCTCTGCGTCGACTGCGATGCGCTGCGCCACCGCTCGAAGGGTGGCGGGTCGGGCGTGGTCGGGTGCGACGTCCACGGCGTCCCGCTCGCGCCTGGTCACCACTGGCATCCACCTGTCGGAGGCTCGATGAAGAACACGCGTACGAAGGCCCCTGTCGCTCTGGGGGCGGGTCACGGGGGCGGGGCGGGGCGGGGGGCGCGGCCCCGGAATCCCGGGTCGGCTTCCCCGCCGGCGGGGGGGCCTGCCTTTGCATCGCAGCAGGTAATCGATGGGGGGGGTTCAAAGTGACCCTAGCCATCGCAGTCGTCTATCGCGGCACCGAGGGGCTCGTGCCGTTCGCGAACAATGCCCGCACGCATTCGGAGGCGCAAATCGCCCAGATCGCGGGCTCGATCCGCGAGTTCGGCTTCGTGAATCCGGTGCTGATCGACGAGGCGGGCGGGATCATCGCCGGCCACGGCCGCGTGCTGGCCGCGCGCCTGCTCGGCATGGACGAGGTGCCGACGATCACGCTCGCGCACCTGTCGCCGCTGCAGCGGCGCGCGTTCGTCATCGCCGATAACAAGCTCGCGCTCAACGCCGGCTGGGATGAAGAACTGCTGCGCGTGGAGCTGGAAGGTCTGGCCGATGGCGGTTTCGCGGTCGACCTGCTCGGCTTTTCCGACACCGAGCTGGAGTCGCTGCTGACCGGCGAGGGCGACGGCAAGACGCATCCGGACGAGATGCCCGAGCCGGGGCCGGCGGTGGTGAAGCCCGGGCAGGTCTGGCTGCTCGGACCGCATCGCCTGGTCTGCGGTTCCGCGCTCGACGCGGCGGATTGGCACGCCGTGATGGCCGGCGAGCGTGCGGATCTGGTCGTGACCGACCCGCCGTACAACGTTGGCTACGTCGGCGGCACCAAGGACGCGTTGACGATCAAGAACGACTCGATGAAGGCGGCCGAGTACGCCGAGTTCCTGTCGACCGCGCTCGAACGCTGCTACGCCGTCATGCGCAAGGGCGCGGTGATCTACCTGGCGCACGCCGACACCGAGGCGGGCGTGCCGGTGCGGCAGGCGTTCAACCATGCCGGGTTCAAGTTCAGCGGCTGCCTCATCTGGCAGAAGGACGCGCTCGTGCTGGGCAGGTCCGACTGGCAGTGGCAGCACGAGCCGATTCTGTACGGATGGAAGCCCGGTCGCGCGCACTACTGGCGCGGTGGTCGCAAGCGCACCACCGTGCTGCAGTTCGGCGACGACCGCGTGCTGCGTCCGACCGACGACGGACGCTTTGCGATTCAGGTCGGCGACGACGTGGTCGTCGTCGGGCCTGCGGCAGAGATCGAAGTGCGCCCGGGAAGCGTGTTGCGCGTCGACCGCCCGCGCAGATCGACCGAACACCCGACGATGAAGCCCGTCGCGCTCTGGGAGAAGCTGATGCGTCCCAGCAGCCGGTCGGGCGACATCGTCGTCGACCCATTCGCCGGTTCTGGCACCACGCTGATCGCCGCCGAGCTGCAGGGCTTGCGCGCACGCGTGATCGAGCTGGACCCGGCCTACTGCGACGTTTGCCTGCGGCGATGGGCCGCGTTCACCGGAATGCAGCCGGTGCTGGACGGCGACGGGCGCAATTTCGAGGAGGTGGAGCATGGGGCTGCGCGGACCAGCGCCGACGCCGACGCACCTGCGCCTGGTGCGGGGTAACCCGAGCCGGCGCGGAATCAACAAGCGGGAGCCGAAGCCGAGCGGTGCGCTGCGCGATGCACCGCCGAACCTGTCGCCGCGCGCTGCGGCGATCTGGGCGCACGCGATCGAGCATGCGCCGAACGGGCTGTTGAAGAAGCTCGACGAAGGCGTGTTCGTCTGCTGGTGCATTGCGCGGGCGGACTTTGAGGACGCCGCCGAGCGCGTCGCGAAAACCGGGCTGATGGTGAAGTCGCCGAACGGGCATCCGATCCAGAACCCGTTCCTCGCGATCCGGAACAAGCAAGCCTTGATCATGCTCAAGTGCGCGCAGGCGATGGGCTTCACGCCGTCGGCGCGCTCCGGAATCGCGCTCGACCCTGACGATGACGAAGGGAACACGCTCGCGCGCAAGTACGGTCTCGACTGACCCCGTGCGCGCGTATGCGCGTGCGGTGGTGTCGGGCCGTGAGATCGCGGGGCCGCATGTACGCGCCGCGTGCGAACGGCACCTGCGCGACCTGTCCGATGGGCGCAAGCGCGGTCTGCGGTTCGACAATGCCGCGTCGAAGCGCGCGCGCGAGTTCTTTCCGGAGATCCTTTGCCTGGCGGGCGGGCAGTTCGAGGGGAAGCCGTTCAAGCTGGAGCCGGCGCAGCAGTTCATCGTCGGCTCGCTGTTCGGGTGGAAGCGCCGCGACGGTCTGCGCCGATTCCGCACCGCGTACATCGAAGCGGGGAAGGGCAACGGGAAGTCGCCGCTGCTCGCCGGCATCGGCCTGTACGGTCTCGCAGCGGACAGCGAAGCGCGCGCCGAGGTCTATTCCGCCGCGACGAAGCGCGAGCAGGCGATGGTGCTGTTCCGCGATGCGGTCGCGATGGTTCAGCAGTCGCCCGAGCTGGCGAGTCGCCTGCGCATGTCGGGCCGCGACGAGAAGGTCTGGAACATTTACAGCGAGCGCACCGGCTCGTGGTTTCGTCCGCTCGCGAGTGATGAGCGCCAGTCCGGTCCGCGTCCCCACTTCGGCCTGGTCGACGAGCTGCACGAGCACCGCACCGGCATGATGGTGAACATGCTGGCGGCTGGTCGGAAGTGGCGACGTCAGCCCATGACCGTGATCATCACCAACTCCGGTTTCGACCGGACGTCGGTGTGCTGGGAGTACCACGAGAAGGCGATCCGCGTGGCCGGCGGCATGGACGAGGACGACACGTTTTTCAGCTACGTCTGCGCGCTCGACGAAGGCGACGAGCCGTTCGAGGACGAGTATTGCTGGCGCAAGGCGAACCCGCTGCTCGGTGTCACGATCACCGAGCAGTACCTGCGCGACGAGGTGTCGCAGTCGCGGGGCATGCCGTCGAAGGAGAGCCTGGTGCGCCGGCTCAACTTCTGTCAGTGGACGGAGTCAAGCAATCCCGCGATCCCGTACGAGGCGTGGCGCGCGGCGGTGGGCGAGTACACCCTTGCGGACTTCCGGGGCTCGCACGGCATTCTCGGCATCGACCTGTCGGCGACGATGGATCTCACCGCATGCGTGCTGGTGATCCAGCGCGACGGCGTTTTCTACGCGTGGCCGATGTTCTTTATTCCGGAGGATGGCCTGGCGGATCGCGTGCGGCGCGACGCGGTGCCGTACGACATCTGGGTTCGCGAGGGGCTTGTCTACACGACGCCCGGCAAGGCCATCGACAAGGACTTCGTTGTCGACCGCGTGGAGCAGGTGCTGGCCGAGTACGAGATCACGCTGCTCGCCGCACCGTATGACCGGCACCGTGTCGACGTGCTGCAGGCCGCGCTCGATCGAGTCGGCGCTTCGTGGCCGCTGGTGAAGTTCGGGCAGGGCTTCGTTTCGATGGGACCTGCGGTCGATGCGCTGGAGACAGCGCTCATCAACGGCAACTTCCGGCATCCGGACAACCCGTGTTTCAACTGGAACGCCGCGAACGCTGTGTCGATCTCGAACCCGGTCGGCGACCGCAAGTTCGACAAGAGCCGCGCCACCGGACGCATCGACGGAATGGTCGCGTGCGCGATGGCGCTTCGTGAAGCAACCCGCATCGAGACCGCCGAGGTCGGCTCGATGCTCGGCTAATGGAGGATGGCGTGCGCAATCTCAATCAACTGAACCCCTTTCGCCTGGTCGACGTGGAGCTGCGCGCGTACGGGCAGGCCGGCGACCACACCTGCGGGCTGTTCGAGCTGGCCTCGCCGGTCGACTCGCTGCCGCTGCACATCATCGCGGCCGTCGGTCTCGGCTGGGAGCATGTCTCGGTGTCGCGTGAGGACCGGTGCCCGGTCTGGGAGGAGATGGAATACGTGAAGCACCGGTTCTTTCAGGGGCACGAAACCGCCGTTCAGTTCCACGTCCCGCCCGAGGACCACGTAAACCGGCACCCGTTCTGCCTCCACCTCTGGCGTCCGGTCGGGGTCAAGTTTCCGCGCCCGCCTGGTTACCTGGTCGGCTGAAAGTATTTCGTTGCGCGGTGCAGAAAGGACTTGCGTTACCGGTAACGTATGGTCAACTACACGGGTGGTCGGGGCGGTCCCGGCCGGTAGATCGGAGATTGAACATGAGCAAGCAGCGCAACATGACGGTGGTGGCCGTCCTCGACGCGATGGCCGCGAGGAGCAAAGCATGAGTCGCAAGGCCGAAGCTCCCGCCGCGCCGGTCGTGATGACGGTCGCCGAGCGTCAGCGCAAGTTCCGCGAGCAGCGCGTCGCCGACGGGTGGCTCTGCGTCAGCACAATCTGGCTAGAACCCGAAGCCGCCGCGAAGCTGCAGGCGTCCATCGACAAGCACGGTGGCACTGCCACCGATGCGATCAATCGCCTGCTCAAGCGGAGTCGCCCGTGAGCGCATACGAATCCGTCTGCGACCACCTCGCCGAGGTCGCGGTCGACCACTACCACGCGCTGGTTGCCGCGCATCACGCCAAGGTCGGCGGCTCGCCATTCCCGCCGCTGTCCGAGGACGACGCGGCGTACCTGTTCGCCGGTTCCGAGACCGACGTGTACGAGCGCCTCGAAGAGATCGAGACGGCGTACGACAGCGTCTGCTCGGGCGACCTGCGGTCGGCCGTCACCGAGTACCTGCTCGTACGCTATTCGGACGCGCGCGATCCCGCTCTCATCCGCGACGAGGCGACCGGCATCATGCTGGTCGCGCGGAATGGCTTCATCCCTCAACCCATCGACGACGCGTACGTCCAGTCGCACATGGACTTCGGCTTCCCCGTCATCGACTGTCCCATCCCTACCACCTGATCGGAGTTCTACCCATGAAGCGTTCTCTCATCCTCGCCGGGCTGCTGCTCGGCGTCCCCCTCGCCGCGTCTGCCGTTGAGCCGGCACGGTGTCAGATCAACGCAATGACTGACGCGAAGTTCTGCTCGACGAGCGAGGCGCGCGAAGGTACCGGCCCCAGCTACGTCTATGCCTCTGGCCATAGCACGGAGGGTATGTCGCTCATCGTTCACCAAGGCGGGCTTGCCTCGCGCTGGCATCCGGACGCGATTCTCGTGCGGATCAATGGTGGCGCACCGGTGCGGATGAAGGCGCGACCGGTCAACGCCGACGTGGACTGCAACCGCTATCGCGTCTGCACGTGGACGGCGACAGCGTATGCGGACCCAACGAAGGAGCAATGGCAGCAGCTTGCCGATGCGCAGTCGCTGCTGGTCGCGCTTGCCCAAGGCGATGGTGTCGCCGATCCGATTAGCGTCGATCCCGCCACAGTGCGCGGCTGGTTGGAATCCCTCGCTGCCGAGGGCATGACGCCGCGATGAAGCGCTGGTCTCCGCAGGCGCACCTGCAATTCATGACGACCGGTCGGTGGCCGGAGGATGATCCGCCCGCACCGCCCGCGCTGCGCGCTGGTCTGATGCGGATCTCCGCGCCGCACTACGTCGCCGGCCTGGTCGTGAGGAATTTTCGCGTTTCGGAGGCCGCGCCCATCGTGAAGTACATGCGCGGATGGCACCCGGAGCAGGTGCATCGCTATTGCAAGTCCAAGGGCTGGTCGGTGGAGGAGATCCCCGACCGCTGATCATGTCGGGCGCTACGCCCGCTTACGACCGAATTCCCCGAGGGGCACCATCGCGGTGCCCCTTTTTTTGTGCGCGCATGCTCGCCCCGCCGGTCTACTACAACGAGCTGGACGAGTACCCGGCGGCATGGCTCCGCAACCTGATCGCGGCTGGTCATCTCCCGGGAGGCGACGTCGACACGCGGAGCATCGCGGATGTCCAGCCCGAGGATCTGCTCGGCTACCGCCACTGTCATTTCTTCGCCGGGATCGGCGGCTGGCCCCTTGCAGCTCGACTTGTGGGGTGGCCCGCCGACCGCGAACTCTGGACCGGCTCGTGCCCCTGCCAGCCGTTCTCCCAAGCCGGCGCTGGTCGCGGTCACGACGACGCTCGGCACCTATGGCCCCACCAGCTACGCCTGCTCGGTGCCCGCCGGCCCGCTGTCTGGCTGGGAGAGCAAGTTGCGAACGCGATTGGCCACGGCTGGCTCGACGGAGTGTTCGCTGACTTGGAAGCTATCGGCTACGCCGGCCGGGCGACCGTTGTGCCGGCTTGTGCCGTCGACGCGCCACACCGTCGTGACCGCATCTGGATCGTCGGCGAACGCGGCGCTCTGGATCACGGCGAGTGCCCGGGATTGGAAGGACACGCCTGGCATGGGCTTGGAACGCCCGGACGGTCGTCGTCGCATCGATCAGCTCCCGAGGCAGGTGGCGACCGCGCTCTGGTCGACGCCGACGTCGCTGGCTCCGGCGCGCAATGGGAACAACGAAGCGGGGAACAGCGCGGGGCTGGTCGCTATCCGTGGGCACGCCATCGCTGGATTGTCGGGCACGACGGAAGAGCGCGGCGCGTTGAACCCGATGTTCGTCTGCTGGCTGATGGGGTTCCCGCCCGAGTGGGACGCCTGCGCGCCTACGGCAATGCCGTCGTGCCGCAGGTCGCGGCGGAAGTGATGCGCGCGTACCTCGACTGTCGACCATAACCGGGCGTCACGCCCGCTTACGTGCGCGCGCGCGAAGCGGCACCATCGTCCTGGTCCTGTTCGCAGTCGGCGTCTCGCCCAATGCCACGCCGCTCCGCCACCATCGACGTTCGCGCGATGCTCGTTTTCTGCGAGACGCAGATCCCTCGCCCCGAGATTGTTCGCCGGACGCACCTCTCCCGCGCTTATGTCGGTCGCCTGGTCACCGGCGAGCGCGGGGCACGCCCCGGCCATGACGTGGTCGACGCTGTGAAGCGTCTTTACGACGACGTCGTGGCCGGACGCGTGTTGCCCATTGGCAACAAGTAACGATCGAAGCTCGCGCCCCGAGGCCCACACCTCGGGACCGCGCTCGTGCAGAACCTCAAGAAGCACACCAAGTTCGTTGAGTACAACTGCGACGTCCGTTCGAGCGTCCGCGCGCTGCCTGCCGATGGTGGCAAGCGACGCATCGAGGGGATCGCCACCACGCCGGACGTCGACCGCGTAGGGGACGTCGTCGTCCCGACGGGCGCTGTTTTCCAGCTCCCGCTTCCGATGCTGATCGACCACGACGCGACGTTCCCCATCGGCAACGTCGTCTCCGCTGTCGTCTCGAAGGAAGGAATCAAGTTCGTCGCCGAGCTGCCCGAGGAGGGCAAGTTCACGGCCATCGACAACATCTACAACAAGCTGCTGGCGGGACTGATCCGTTTCGTCTCCATCGGCTTTCGTTCGCTGCGCGCCAGCCACACCGACTCCGGTCTCAAGTTCGAGTCGTGGGAATGGCTGGAGCTTTCCTGCGTGACCATCCCGGCCAATGGCGCTGCCGCCATCACCGCCGTCAAGGCGTACCCGGTTCCCTCGCGCACCGTCCCCACTGCCGCACCAGGCGCTCACCTGCGTTCCGCATCGCCGGCTTCGACCGGGCGAGGTCAACCCATGAGCATTGCAAAGAAAATCGAAGCCCAAGAGAAGCGCCTGGGCGAGCTGCGCGACCAGATGGCCGATCTCGCAGAGCAGACCGACGACGACATCACCGACGAGCAGCGCACCGCTGTCGAAGCGCTCTCCGAAGAGATCGCGACCGGCGAACGCAATCTCGCGTCGCTGCGCCTGATGGAAAAGGCGATGGCGTCGCGCGCGGCGAACGACAACGACGATTCGAACGACGACGGCAACACGTCGCGCATCGTGCGCGTCGAGACGCCGCTGCGCTCGAAGCACAAGGCCGATCTCGTATTCAAGGCGGGCGTGTGCAACGTCATCGCGAACGCGACGAAGGCCCCGCTGGAGAAGGTCATCGAGGCACGCTATCCCGGCCACAACCAGCTCCAGCAGTACATCCGCGCGACCGTCGCAGCGCCCGCGACCACCACGCAGGCCGGCTGGGCTGCCGAGCTGGTGCAGACGCAGGTCGCCGAGCTGCTCGAACTGCTGCTGCCGGTGTCGGTGTTCGGCCGTCTCAACTCGATGGGCCTGGCGCTGACGTTCACGCAGGGCAACGGTTCGATCACCGTGCCGTCGCGTCTGGCGTCGCCGTCGCTCACCGGTGACTTTGTCGGTGAGGGGCAGCCCATCAGGGTGGCGCAGGGCGCTCTGACCAGCGTCAAGCTCACTCCACACAAGATGGCCGTGATCTCGACTTTCACGCGCGAACTCGCCCGCCAGTCGAATCCGCAGATCGAGCAGGTGATCCGCGAAGGCATCCTGCAGGACACCGCGCTCACGCTCGACACGCGTCTGCTTGACGCCGTCGCCGGAACGCTGATCCGTCCGGCCGGTCTCGCGTACGGCGTCACGAAGGTTCCGTCGACCGGCACCACCGCCGAGAACATTCAGCAGGATCTGCGCGCTGCGCTCGATCCGATCCTCGCTGCGAACGGTGGTCGTCGCCTGGTCTGGCTGCTGCATCCGTCGCGCCTCATCGGACTGCAGTCGGTGCAGGCCGCTGCGGGCACCTTCATCTACCGCGACGAGCTGCAGAACGGTCGCCTGTTCGGCTACGAGTACGTCGTCTCGACCAACATCCCGGCCGATGAGCTGTGGCTGATCGATGTTGCGGACTTCGCGTCCGCGAACGGCGTGGTCGAGTGGGAAGTCTCGGACACCGCGACGCTGCACATGGAGCAGGACCAGAGCGCTGTGCTGCCCATCGTGGACGGCACGCCGGCCACGCCGGTCCGCTCGCTGTTCCAGACGGCCACCATCGGCATCCGCTTCATCCACGACGTGTCGTGGGTCATGCGGCGCGCGGGAATGATCTCGATCATCGACGGCGTTGCCTGGTAACCGGGTCGGGGTCCGCTCGCCTTGCGCGCGGACCCCTTTTTCTTAAGGGGTTACCGACATGGCATGGCTCTGGCAGTTCAAGCGCTCGAACCTCAACGACAAGCTCGGATTCGTCAGCGTGCCGAACGCGCTGGCGACGTTGCTCGTGGCGGAGGGTTCGGCATCGCGCGTCTACAGCATGTTCAAGATGCTCGACCGCACGCCGCCGGCTCCGCCGATTTCGGCGGTGACGTTCACTCCGAAGCCGGTCACGACCGCTTCGCCTGCGGACACCGATGCGGGCACCCTCGCAGCGACGGGCGGCACCGCGCCGTACACGTTCGCGGTCGCGCCGGACTACGACGACAACGACAGCTTCACCGTCAGCGGCAATTCGCTGCGCACGACGAAGCTACTCGCGGTGGGCGATCACGAGGTCGTCGTCGTCGCGACCGATAGCGTGGGCTCGCGTCGCCCACTCGCGATCACCGTGTCGGTGTCCGAAGCGGCAGAGCCGGAGGCCGAACCCGGTCCTGCGATCACGGGCGTGAGCATGGCCGCTGGGGACGAGATCACCGTCGATTCACCGGTCGGCACCCTGGTCGGCACGCTTTCCTGCAGCGGCGGCACCGCGCCGTTTTCGTACGAGCTGACCGACGACGAGGGCGGCAATTTCCGCGTCGCGGGCGACCGCGTGGAGACCGCCGTCTCGGGTCTAGCCGAAGGCGCGCATTCGTTCACCGTTCGCGCGAGCGATTCGGCGATGCAGTCGCGCACGGCCTCGAAGTCGACCACCGTTTTCGCAGCGTGAGGCGGCGTCATGGCGCGTAAGGCGAGTGGCGAGGTGGTCAAGCCGCGCAAGCCGCGCAGCGAGTCGCTGCCGGCGAAGCCGCGTGCGCGGCGACGCACGACGAAGGGCGGTCCCGGCTGGGAGTTTCCGCCGCAGCGCTACACGCTGACGGCGGACTCCGGCTGGCTGCCGCTCAACGCGCCGTGGAACTTCTGGCAGACCGGCGTGCCAGGTCGGTGGATGGAGGATGCGTGCGCGGCGGTGGAGTCGGCGATCTCCGCGTACGCGCAGACCGCCGCGATGCTGTCGCTCTACCACTGGCAGGACTTGCCGAACGGCGGACGCAGGAAGCTCGACTCCGCGCTGTCGCGCGTGCTGCGCAACCCGAACGCGTACCAGACGCGCTCGGACTTCATCCTCAATCAGGTCCGCGCGCTGTTCTACCGGGGCAACGCGTACGCGCTCGCGGTGCGCGATGACCGCAGCGTGGTTCAGGAGATGCACCCGCTGCCGGACCGCGCGCAGCCGCGCGTCGATCCGGTGTCGCGCGAGATCTTCTACGACTTCTCCGGCTACGACGTGACGCCGCTGCCGCCGGGGCAATGGGCAGATCGCGTAGTGCCGGCCCGCCTGGTCTGGCACCTCAAGCTCAACACGCCGCGCAATCCGCTGGTCGGTGTGACGCCGCTGGAATCCGCGGTGCTGGCCGCTGCCGCGAATGCAAGCATCTCCGCGCAGCAGCAGGCGTTCTTCGCGAACATGAGTCGGCCGAGCGGAACGCTCAACACCGACATGGTGCTGACGACGAAGCAGGTCGCCGAGCTGCGCGAGCGCTGGCAGGAGCAGTCGACCGGTTTGAACCTCGGTGGCGTTCCGATCCTGACGGCCGGCTTGAAGTGGCAGTCGCTGTCGCTCAACGCAACCGACACGCAGCTCATCGAGTATTTCAAGCTCACCGTCGGCGACATCGCGCGGGCGCTGCGCATCCCGGGCGTGATGATCGGGATCAACGACGGCACCACGACCTACTCGAACGCCGAGACGTTGATGACGTTCTGGCTGTCGTCGGGTCTGGGGTTCCTGCTCAACCACGTTGAGCTGTCGCTCGACAAGTTTTTCGGCCTGCCCGAAGGCCAGTATTCCGAGTTCGACACCACCGACCTGCTGCGGTCTGCGTTCAAGGACCGGATCGACGCGCTCGTGCGCGGCGTGCAGGGCGGCGTGTTCGCGCCGAACGAAGCGCGCCGCACCGAGAGCCTGCCCGAAGTCGAGGGCGGCGATATGCCGCGCGTGCAGCAGCAGCTCGTGGCGCTCGATTGGGAGCCGCCGGCACCGGCCGTGCCAGCGCCCGATCCGATTCCGCCAGCGTCCGAGCAGGACGACGGCGACGACGACCAGACCCCGACGCGCGCGCAGGTGATCGACCTCGCGCGCGCGCTCGTGCAGAGGAAGCAGGCTCATGGCTGACCCGCGCGATGTCGCCCTGATCGAGGGCATGGCCGAGTTCACGCTGGAGCAGCTCGCGCCCCTGGTGCGCCAGATCGATGGTGCGCTCGCCACGCAGGACGTGATCCTCGGGCGCATCCAGATTGTGGAGGACGCGCCGGCTCCGGACCTGTCGCCGCTGCAGCGATCGATCGACAACCTCGCGGAGCTGCTCGCGCAGGCGCAGCGCGAATTGAACGGCGAGCTGGCCGACGTGGTCGCCGAGCTGGCGAGCGCGAGCGCCGAGACCGGCGACTGGCTGCAGCGCATGGGCGAGCGCGTCGACGAACTGTCGTCTGCGCTGGAGCCGATGCGCGAGGCGCTGTCCGCTGCCATCGACGAACACGACCGCGCACTGGCCGCGATGCGCGACGAGCTGGCCGGCTCGGAGGACCGCCTCACATCCGCGTTGAACATCGCGGTCGCCGGTCTGGAGGAGAGCGGGGCGCAGGCGACGCAGGCGCTGTCGGAGGTGGTCACGCGCGTGGAGGAGCTGGAGGCCGCGATGGCGATCCTGCGTCCCTCGCTCGATGCCGCTGCCGAGGAGTACCGCCGCTCGCTGCAGCAGGCCATCCACGAGGGCACGGTCGGCCTGCAGGACCGTCTGCTGTCGACGTACGCGGACTTCGCGGAGCTGCAGCGCGAGATGCGCGAGTTCGAGCCGCAGCCCGGCGAGCCGGGCGAGCCCGGTCCGCCTGGTCCACCGGGTTCGTTCGCCGACGTGGAGCCGTACGTCCCCGGGCGCATCTACCGCGCGGGCGAAGCGGTGATCTGCCACGACGGCCATCCGGATCGCTGGGCGATGGCGGTCGCGGAGAACGAGACATACGAGCCGCCGTGTGCGGACTGCCCGGACTGGCGGGTGCTGGCGTTGCACGGGAAGGCGGGGGAGCCGGGAGGCCCGGGCGATGACGGTCCCGCCGGCCCGGGCTTCCGGTTCCGTGGCCTGTTCCACGCCGGCATCTACTCGCCTGGCGATGTCGCGCTCGCCGCGTCCGGTTCGCTGTTCGTCTGCGAGCGCGAGCGCGTCTACACCGACTGCCCGCAGGACGGCTGGCGGCTGTTCCTCAAGCAAGGCAAGCGCGGCCCGAAGGGGCACGACGGTGCCGGCATCGAGCGCATCGCGTACGCCGATGGCGCGCTGCAGGTCGTGACCACCGATCACCGCAGCCTGGTCGTGCGCGTCTTTCCCGACGACGCCGCGCCGCTGCTGTTCCGAGGGACGTTCGTCAGCACCGCGCACTACGCGCGCGGCGACGTCGTCTCGCACGCGGGTGCGTCCTACCTCGCCACCGGTTCCGCGCAGGGCCTCGCGCCGCACCTCGCGCCGGATGTCTGGCTGCCGATGGGCGGGAGGGTCTGATGTCGACCGTGCCGCTGGCCAAGGACTACGCCGCCATCGCCACCGCGCTGCTGGAGGAGGCGAAGGTCTACCTGCGCATCGACACCGCCGAGGACGACGCCGCGCTGCAGGACGTCCTGACCCGGGTGTGCGCGCAGTTCGACCGCACGATGGAAGCGCGCCTGGTCGCGACCGGCTACACCTGGACGGTCGACGCATCCGACCATCCGAGCGGCTCGACGCCGCTGCCGTTGTGGGGACCGGTGGCCGGCTTCACCGTCACGCGCACGGGCGTGGACATCACCGCGCAGTTCGCCTTGACGTGGACGGGCTGGAACAACTGCCAGCCGGTGCTGGTCGGCCCGCTGCAGGTCGGCGATGTCGTCGTGGTCACGTCGCTGCCGGCTGCCGAGCGCTCGCGCTCGATCGATGACGCGCTGCTGCAGCTCACCGTCGACTGGTGGGAGCGGCGCGGCACGACGTCCGACTTCGCGGTGTCGGAGGTTCCGGGCTTTGTCGACCGGTGGCTGATGACGCACTGGACCCCGAGGTGCTGACGATGCAGCCCGGGAAATTCCGCGACCGGATCACCATCCAAGCGCCCGTCGAGAGCGTCGACACCCTCGGTGCGCCCGCACGCACGTGGCTCGACCTGTGGACGTGCGCGGCGAAGATCGAGGTGCTGCGCGGGCGGGAATATTTCAGCGGGCAGCGGGAAGAGGCGGCTGGCGATTGGCGGATCACGTTCCGGCATCCCCCGCGCAGCATCTCGATCGATTCGAGCTGCCGCATCCTCGATGCGCGGCACGACGTCACCTATGCAGTCATCGGCCTGACCTACGACGCCAAGCGCTCGTGGATGTCGGCGGTGTGCGTGTCGGGGGTGTCCGATGGCTAACCGGTCATCTGTCGACGTCAGCGTCCACGGCCTGCAGGAGATGACGCGCAACCTCGCGGAGTTCGCGGGCGACAAGGTCGCCGGCCGCGCCGCGCTCACCGCGCTCACCGCTGGCGGTCGCGTGGTCCGCACCGCTGCGGTCAAGAACGCGCGCGCGCTGGGCTTCGGCAAGCAGGGGATTCTGGATCGCGCCGACGGGCGCGGCACGCGTCGCCGCTACGGCCGTATCCCGAACGCGCTGTCCGTCGGGCGTGCGTTCGTCAAGGGCGGCACGCAGTCGCACCGCGTGCGCGTGTACGCGAAGGGTGGCAAGGGTCTGGTCCGCAACAAGGCTGGCCACGCGCACCTGATGGAGTACGGGTTCCTGCACCGCGCACGCAACGGTGCGCGCTCGTGGGTGCCTGGTCGGCCGTTCCTGCACCCGGCGCTCAACGCGATGGGCGGGCGCGCGCTGGAGGTGATGAACCAATCGATGCGTCGCTCGCTGTGGCGCGCACATTTCGCGACGACGGGGGCCGGACCGTAATGGCTGCCGACCGCGAGTTCATCGACCTGATCAAGACGCTGCCGGGCTGGGCCGGGCCGGTGCTGAATTCCTATTCGCCGCAGGGACCGGAGACCAAGCCGACCGCGCTGCCTTTCACGATTGTGGAACGCACCGAGACGGAATGGCTCGCGTCCTTGTGCGGCACCGAGACCGACCGGTGTTTCGTCACCGTGCAGGTCACCTACGTCGCGCGCCAGCTCGTGGATGCGCGGCGCATGGCCGATGCGGCGCGTCCGCCGCTGCTAGTCGAAGCCGACTCGCTGGAGTCGGAGATCAGCAATTACGACGCCGACCTGCGGGCGCACTACGTCCAGCAGAGCTTTCGCGTGTTCGACGTCTCCCCCAACGCTTGAGGAGGCTCCGAGATGGGCGCTTTTTCCACCAAGGGCATGAAGATCTATCTGGAGAAGAAGCCCGGCTCCAGCCCGACCGCCGTCGTGGTGACGTCGGTAAGCAATGCGAAGCCGGCCGTCGTCACCGTCGGTTCGACCGACATCGGCAAGTTCAAGGAAGGCGATCCGGTCGTCGTCGCCGCCACCGGCATTTCCACGCTCGACGGGCGCACCTTCGTGGTCGGCTCGGTCGACGACACCGCGAACACCTTCGTGCTGCGCGGCTCGGATGCGACCAGCGCGACCGCGCCGTCGACCGTCGGCAACGTGACCAACCACGCGGCCGATATGGTCGAGTTCTGCCTCGCGTCGCTGGAGTACACGCAGGAGCCGGCGCAGGCGATCTCGGTCGGTACGACGTGCGATCCGGCAGCCCAGCTCGCGGGCGAACCGCAGGCGGGCAGCGTCTCGATCTCCGGCTTCGAGGACTACACGTCCGCCGGCTTTCTGGAGTTCCTCAAGGCGGCGGAGGACGGCATTCCTCGCATCCTGATGGTGCAGCTCCCGCCGTCGGCAACGCCTGGTGGCGACGGCGTGATCCTGTATCCGTCCGTCACCACGTCCGGCATTTCCGAGACGTTCCAAGTCGGCGCGGCGGCTGCCTTCACGGGCGAGTTCACGCTCGGCACCAAGCCCGTTCGCATCGTGGACTGAGTCATGGACATGAAGGCGAAGGACGACGGACTTGCCCGCATCGTGATCAAGGATTCGCGACTCGGCCAGCACGTGGAGCTGGTCGAGCCGCCGATCCTGGACGTGTTGCGCATGACGGACGCGCGCAACGAGCAGGACGAGGCGGACCGGCTCCCGGTGGTGTTGTGCGTCATCGCGCTGTGTCTGCGCGTCGACGGCCAGCAGTTCACCGCCGAGGAGCTGGCCGGCATGGGCGCGCGAAAGATGAAGTCGGTGATGGCGCTGACCGGGCAGGCGTTGGAGATGACCGGTTACGCAGCGGAGGAGCCGGAGGAGGACGGCGGCCCAAAAGACTAGCGCCCGAACGCGCGTCGCTGTTCACGCTCGCGCTGCGTTTGGGCATGCCGGTTTATCGGCTGGAGCGCGAGATGCCGGCGCGCGAGTACGCAGAGTGGATTCGCTTTTTCTACGACCAGAGTCGTCCGCCACCGCCCATGTCGACCGAGGGCCTGTCCGGCGAGGCGATTGCCGCAGGGCTCGGTGCATGAGGTGAGTGATGGCAGGCGCAAGCAAGGACATCGGCAAGCTCGTCGTCCAGCTCCAGATGGAGATGGAGGGCCTGCGTGCGGATGTCGCCAAGTCCAACAAGCTCATCAAGTCCGCCTCGCAGGGCTGGGTCGCGGACATCAAGTCCGCCTCGCGCGGCATTGCGGAAGTGTTCGCCGGTTCGTTCCTGTCCGGCGCGCTGCAGCAGGGTATCTCCGCGATCACGTCGGGCATCGAAGCGATGTTCGACAAGCTCGACAACCTCGCCGACTCCGCCGACAAGCTCAACACCACCACCGAGACGCTGCAGGCGATTGGGTTCGCCGCGTCGCAGACCGGTGTCGATCTCGGGGATGCCGAGAAGGCGCTCGCGAAGCTGCAGATCAACCTCGGGCAGATCGGCACCGGCGCGGGGAAGAAGGCGGCGGACGCCATCAAGCAGCTCGGCCTGTCCGCGAACCAATTGCGCTCGATGGAGGCCGGTGACGCGCTCGCGACCATCGGCACCGCGCTGCAGGGCCTGCCCGACCAGACGTCGCGCATGGCCGCTGCGGTCGCGCTGCTGGGCAAGGGTGCGACTGAGCTGCTGCCCCTGGTCACGCAGTTCGCCGAGCTGCGCGACAAGGCGATCTCGCTGGGCGTCATCATCGACGAGCGCACCGTGCGTGCGGCGGCGGACTTCGTCGACCAGACCGAGATCCTCAAGATTCAGGGCACCGCCCTGCTGGCCGAGTTCCTCCGCCCGCTGATCCCGGTGCTGATGCAGACCGCGCAGGAGATGGGCGGCGTCGCCGACAGCGCGAAGCAGGCCGGCAGCGGCATGGCCGGCGCGAAGTCGGACGCGGCCGAGCTGGGGAAGGCGTTCGCGGATCTGATCCGCTGGGGCAACGCGGCGGACGAGACGCTCACCAATATCTACCGCGCCTTTCAGGAGAACGGTCGTCGCACGCGCGAGCTGCTCCAGCACGGGAACGCCGCACTGGCGGGCGGCAGTTCGGACGCGGAGCTGCACGCGTTCCGCGAGAAGCAGAAGGCCGCGCAGGACGCGGCTGCTGCACAGAAGGCGCAGGCCGAGTTCGCCGCGCGCTGGGAGCAGGAGACGCTGGCTCGCCTGGCGCGCGAGCGCACCGCCCGCGAGGCCGCTGCGCGCGCGCAGGCCGAAGGCGAGGAGGCGAACAAGAAAGCCGCTGCGCAGGCCGCAGCCGAAGCCGCCGCGCGTGACCGCGCTGCCGAAGCGGCGAAGCGCCAGAAGGACGCCGAGGAGGCGTTGCGTCGCGAGCGCGAGCAGACCCAGAAGCTGCTCGCCGACGCGCTCGCGAATGAGGATGCGCTGCGGGCATCGCGCGATCAGTCCATTCGCAATATCGAGGACGCGCAGGCTCGCGTGATGGGTTCGACGCAGGACCAGATCGACCTGCAGCGAGCGGCGAACGACAGCTACTCGCAGGAGATCGTCCTCAACAACCAGCGCGCCAAGTCGATGACGACGCTGGCCGACGAGCTGGACCAGTGGGCGCGCTTCGCGAAGGACGCGTTCGACGCGCAGACCGGCGGTGCGATCTCCGCGAAGGCGGCGGTCGACAACCTCACCGCCGCGTACAACACCGGGCGCATCTCGCTCGACGAATACAACGCGGGTGTGAAGCAGATCAGCGACCAGCAGAACAAGCTGACGCAGGAGCAGCAGCAGTACGCCGAGACGCTCGGCACCGGCTTCGGCGAGATTTTCGGCGCGGTCATCACCGGCGCGGAGGACGCGGAGGAGGCGGTCAAGCGCTTGATCATCCAGCTCGCCGCGCTGGCGCTGCAGCAGGCCGCGATGCGAGGCATCAACGCAATGTTCGGCACGGCCAACGCGAAGGGCAATGCGTTCGGCCCGAATGGTTTGGAGGCGTTCGCGCAGGGCGGCGTGGTCATGGGGCCGACGCGGTTTTCGTTCGCGGGCGGTCGCCGCATGGGTGTCATGGGCGAGGCCGGTCCGGAAGGCGTGCTGCCGCTGGCGCGCGGCGCGAACGGCAAGCTCGGGGTGCAGGCCGTGGGCGGTGGCGGGATGAACGTCACGGTGATCAACAACGTCGGGGCGCAGGTGACCACCTCGCAGGACGACCCGTCCAACATGCGGATCACCATCGACCAGATGTCCAATGCGCTGGCTGCGCAGATCTCGCGTGGCGGTAATCAAGTCAGCGCCGCGATCGAGCGCGCGTACGGGGTCCGCCGATGATCGGGCCGACCGCCGCGCTGCAGAGTTACCTGACGCAGGCCCCGCCTGGTGATGCCTGGATCGACGTGCTGGAGCTGTCGCACCCGGGCTGGGCGCAGCCGTACGTCCTCGCGTACATCGACACGTCGATCATGGTCACGTTCGAGGACGGTCGCCGCTTCCAGACGACGCCGCTCGCGTTCCGGGTCGACCTGCCGTCGGCAGGCGTGCAGGGCCGGCAGGATATGTCGATCACGCTCGACAACGTCGGCGCGGAGATCTGGAACGCGCTGGAGCTTGCGCAGGCGCAGCCGCAGTTCCCGATCTCGATTGTCTGGCGCGTCTACCTGCGCTCGAACCCGAACGCACCCGGGGCGTCACCGCTGCGGCTGGCCGCGACGAACGTGACCGCGACCGAGGACGCGGTGGAGCTGACAGCCGAGCGGTCGGACATGATCAACCGTCGCTGGCCGCGCGTGCTGTACACCAGCGAGCGCTGGCCGGGGCTCGTGCGATGAGGGGCGCGGACGCCTACGTCGGCAAGCCGTGGCAGCTCGGTGCCGTCGGGCCGCATGCGTACGACTGCTGGGGCCTGGTGCTGGCCGGATTGCGCGACCTGTACGGCATCAAGGTGCCGGAGCTGCCGGCGCACATCGCGATCCTGTCGGTGGCGGAGACTCCCGGCATCGCCGAGATCGAATTGCGCACCGGTCACTGGCAGGAGCTGCCGGGTCCGGCGGCTGGGGCGGTGGTCGCGTTCTACGACGTACAGGGCGCTGTGCGCCACGTTGGTCTCTGCCTGTGGGGTGACACCGTGCTGCACACCCGGCGCGGCGCAGGCGCGCGTCTGGAGCCGCTGCGGCTGATCGCGGCAGGCTGGGAGGCGGGGAGGTACTTCGCGTGGGCACCGTAACCGTCCGCTACATCGCCGACCCGCTGCGCATGGCGGGCGTGCGAACCGAGGTGGTCGAGTGCGTGGGCACCGCCATCGATTGCGTGCGTCGCGCTTTCCCGGATCTGGATCTGTCCGCCGATCTGGTCATCGTGCGCGGCGTCCACGCGATCGATCCCGACGCGCTGGTCTCGCCTGGCGAGACGCTCGCGGTCGCGTTCCGGCCGCTCGACCCCACCGGTTTCACCTATGCCGCGTTCTGGAAGATCGTAGTCACGGCGCTGGTGTCGGCGGCGATCTCGTATCTGGTCGCGTACCTCACGCGCCCGAAGCAGCGGAACAAGAACGCCAGCCCGGCCTACTCGGTCAACATCGAGCAGAACGCGGCGCGGCTGGGCGGCACCATCCCGATCATCTACGGCCGCGTGATGGCGATGCCGGACATCGCCGCGCAGGCGTACGCGGAGTTCGCCTCGCACAATGAGCGCGTCTCGATGCTGCTGTGTCTGGGGATGGGCGAGTTCACCATCCACGACATCTACATCGGCGAGACGCGCGTCTCCGACTTCCCCTCGGGCAACGTGACGACGTTCGTCTTTCCGCCGTCGGCGCACCGGCAGACGCTCGGTGTCATCGAGGCGGCGACGGGCGTCTGCGAGGATATGTTCACGATCCCGGAGACCGCCGGCATCGACTTGGCCGCGCCGAACGATCCGCCCGAGGTGACGGTGTCGGGCTCCGCGAACGGTGGCGTGCTGACACCGGACGGCACCGTCGCCGGCAACCTTTGGGTCTCGCTGCGCCCGGGACAGCGGTACTTCATCACGACGTCCTCGGGTGCGTCCGGGATTCTCACGTTTGTTGGCATCGGCGCGAACAACTCCGCCGTGTTCGACGGCCCGCTGCCGAGCGCGGGTGCGCAGCAGACCATCCCGATCACCGGCCAGCTCGTCGAGATCACCGACTCGACGGAAGGGCAGGTGATGCAGATCCAGGCGACAGCGGTGGTTCCGAACCTTGCCATCGGCGACGTCATTTTCGTGGAGGCGAACGACGGCATTCGACGCGGTCCGTATCAGGTCTATCGACCGATCAACCTCGGACCCACGCAGCTCAACATGGCGCGTCCGCCGCTGCGCATTTCCGGCCCCGGGTTTGTGTCTGGGAACAACACGCCGATCCGCCCGCAGCAGGCGATGCGCGTGCTGCGCAACTTCTACGACGTCTACTACATCGCCGAGTACAACCCCAACACGTCTGGCGATGCATACCGGTGGCGCGGCTGGTACGTCTCGTGCCGGGCAGGGCAGCGCGTGGACAAGTTCTTTGTCGACGTCGTCATGCCGAGCGGCATCGCTTGGGTCACGGACAAGGGCGACTACAACTCGATCAGCACGATGTTCGAGTTCCAGATTCAGCAGGTCGACGACAACTCGGCTCCCATCGGCGGAGTGAGCATCCAGTCGTTTGCCATTTCTGGTGCTACCTCGAACCCGCGCCGCGTGACGTTTCCCTTCACCGTTTCGCCTGGTCGCTACCGCGTTCGCATCGCGCGCACCAACTCACGCGACCAGCGTGCCTCGAAGGAGATCAGCAAGGCCGAGCTGTCGGCGATCCGGGCGCGAATCTGGCATGCCGCCGGCACGCCCGCGTATGAGAACTGCACCCTGCTGGCCATGCAGTTCACCGCGAGCGCGGGTCTCAACGCGGCGAGCAACCGGCGCATCAAGGTCGATTGCACCCGGCGGCTTTACGACCCGACCACTGGCACGACGACGGCGACGAGCAACCCGGCGGCGATCTGCTACGACGCCTACACGAACGCGGAGTACGGCTCAGGCCGTCCGGCATCGGAGTTCGATGTCACCAAGTTCTGGCAGCTCGCACCGCAGTGGGCGACGGTCGGGTTCAACGGCGTGTTCGACCAGCCGACGACACTGCTGGAGGCGCTGCAGGCGATTCTGGTTCCGGTGCGCGCGATCCCGCTGCCGATTGGCTCGCTGCTGTCGGTCTCGCAGGACGCGCCGCGCTCGCGCTCGTACGTGTTTGGGCCGGAGACGCTGGTCGGGGGCACCCTGTCGGTCGGCTACAACTTTGACGGCGTCGACAACCCAGACTGTCTGGAGGTGATCTACACCGACCCGTCCACGTTCAACGACGCGCGCGTGTTCTATCCGTCGCAGGGCGTCGATCCCGAGACGGTGGAGCTGTTCGGCGTCACCTCGCAGGCGCACGCGCTCGCGTGGGCGAAGCTGCGCTGGCAGGAGAAGTTCTACAACCGCAAGACCTGCCAGTTCGAGCTGGAGGGCGAGGGTTACCTGCTGCAGCCGATGACCCGATTCGCGCTCGCGGTGCCGGCGCTGGATTGGGGCACCGGCGGCATCGTGGTCGGCATCGAGACCGACGGCGTGACGTTGACGCTGGACACGCCCGTGCCGACGGAGGCCGGCTCGGTCCTGTATTTCAAGGATTGGACCGGTCGCATCGGCAGCGCGACTCCGTTCCAGCGCATCTCGGACCGCGTGGTGAAGCTGCTCGCCTCGCCTGGCGTGACGATCAAGGTCGGCGACCAGAGTGGCGATGGCACGCGCTGGGTCGCGACGCGCGCTGCGGACCGGTTCTTCGAGTTCACCGTTGCGAATCTGGAGGCGTCGGGCCCGATGCGCGTGCGTGTCACCGGGCAGCAGTACACGGCGGCGAAGTACGTCGGCACGTTCCTCGAAAATTGGGTGACCTAGCATGGCGACCACGCTCCCCACATGGCCGAAGAATCTGCCCGAGCCCGACCGGGACAGTTATCAGTACGAGCTGGCTTTCGGTCTGCTGCGCACGCAGATGCAGGGCGGCATCGTGCGCCAGCGCCGCACCGTGTTCGGCATGCGCGGCACCTTTGGCATGTCGTTCCGGATGAACACCGCGCAGCTTGGCATCCTGCAGGTGTTCCTCGATAAGTACGGATACGGCTGGTTCGCGATGGATCTGGTCAGCGGCGCGGCGCGCGTTTGGCGTCCGCGTTCGGACTGCCTGCTGCACCGCGTGCGCTTCATCTCCGATCCGCAGCACGCGATGATCGGTCCGAACCTGTGGCGCGTCACGCTGGCAGCCGAGGTGGAGGCGATGGCCGATCCGCGTGCCGACACGGCGGCTGGCGACTTCGACCTGGTCGATGACGTCACGCCGGAGCTGGTCGACGACCTGAGCGATTGGGACACTTTGAAACTCTGAGGAGGAGCTGTCATGGCACAGCACGATTACTCGATCGCGAACGCGACCGGTTTCAATTTTCGCACCGACCTGAACAACGCACTGGCGGCGGTGGTGACCCAGAATAGCGGAAGCACCGCGCCGTCTCCGTCGTTTCCCGGCCAGCTTTGGCTCGACCTGAGCGGTGGTGGCGATGGCATCATGCGTCGCCGCAATCAGGCGAACTCCGCGTGGCTCACGGACATCGGCGTCGACCAGACCGCGCGCAACGCGGCGGCGACGGCGCAGGCGAAGGCCGACCGCGCGATCCTGCGCGACAACACCGCGACGGTAGCCGAGCGGACGATGGTGCTGCCGCTCATCCTTCCGAACACCGTCCCGGCCAACCACGAGGCCGTGAGCCGCACGCAGGGCGATCTGCTCTATCAGGTTCGTCTGCCAACGACCGTGGCCGGAGCGCTCCTGGTCGGCGCAGCCAGCGGCTGGACAGGCGTTCTGCCGCCGGCCTCCGACGGTGGTCTCATCGTGCAATCCGGTGGTGTCCCCGTGTGGCAAAACCCGGCCACGGCAGCGGCACCGAACTCAATCGTTCGCACACTGGCCGACGGGACCATCGATCCGAGCTTCATTCCGGCAGTCGCGTCCGGCCTGCGCTATCGCGGCACGTTCAAGCCGGTCGTCAATGACGAGTACCCGGCGGCGGGCGACAACGGCAGCGGCCCGGGCGGCGCTCCCGCTATTGGCGACTTCTGGGTTATCGACGGGCTCACCACGGGCGGCTATACGTTCCTGACCGGCTCGCTCGCGGGCGTCACTGTGTTCAACGGCGACTCGATTGCGTTTGACGGAGCGGTCTGGTTCCGCATGGGAAGCACGATCAACCTGCAGGGGTATCTGCGCGCGGATGGCACCGTCTCCTTCACCGGGGACCAGAATGCGGCGAGTCACCAGATCATCAACCTCGGTGGCCTGGTCGGGCGTGCCGGCCCGCAAGTGCCCCTCACGAACTTCCGCATCGACCAGACATCGATCCTGATCTCGCCGCAGCGTGGCACGACCGGCGCGGATCTCGCCGCGATGCAGACGGGGCAGATCGGCACCGATCTTGGTCGCATGCAGCTATTCGTCGGTGCGGCGGCTTCGAATACGGGGTTGATCCCGGTGCGCTACTTCTCCTCGACCAGTGCCTACGCGGCCGGTGAACACGTCTACGAAGCCGGGCAGCTTTGGAAGTCTCGCGCTGCGATCTCGGCCGGCGCATTCACCGCGTCGCAATGGCTCCGAATGATCGACGAAGGGAACGGCTACTTCATCGCGAGCGTGACGGTTCAGGTCGGGTCTTTCCCTGCGGTGATCTTCTCCAATACGGGTAACGCGGCGGACAAGACCCGCGCATCGATCTCGGTCGAGAACACGACCGGCGACGCCATGTGGGGCATGTCCAACGATGCGAACACTCTCGGTCATGGCGGTATCCGGATCGTGCGCGCGAACGGTGCGGTATGCGGGACGAGCAATGCCGTCCAGCCGCTGGGGTATTCGGCGAATCGGTGGAACGGGCTCTACCTCGCCAACAACATCGACATGCGCGGGAATGTCCTGCAGGTGCAGATGGGCTCGCCGAACAACACCATCCGCTACACGTTGATGGCGAACATCACCGACTCGGTCGATGGTGGTTTTGTGATGTCGCGTTGGAACGGGTCGGCCTACGAGGACAAGTTGATCGCGAAAAGCGAAGGCATCTATCTCGTCCATGCCTTGCCGCTGGTTGCCGGATCGAACGTCGGGTCGGACGCCGCGCGCTGGAACTTCCTGTATTGCAAGTCGGGCGTGGAGATCAAGGGCAACGTCAACGCGATCGTGCACAGCTCCGATGCGCTCGGTAATCGCTACCGCGTGCTGGTGAACATTTCTGATTCGGTGGACGGTGGCTACGGCATCCAGCGCTGGGACGGATCTGCGTTCCAAGACCAAATCCTCGTGCGTAACCTCAACGCGCTCACGCGCACGCTCTATCCCATGTTCGACAACCAGTACCAGTGCGGCGGTGCGGGCAACCGATGGACGGCCCTGTACGCGGTCAGCGGCACGATCAACACGTCGGACGAACGAGAGAAGACGCCGTTCGCGTCCTTCACGCCGGAGCAGCTCGCGGCAGCGGACGACATCCTGGACGCGCTGGGGATGTTCCAGTTCCTCGACGACTCGATCGACGGTGGTCGCGAGAACTTCGGTGTTGGCGCGCAGACGGTCAATGGCATTTTCACGCAGCACGGTCTGAACCCGGAAATCTACGCGCTGGTGCAGCACGACGTGTGGGAAGAAATCCCGCCGGAGATCGGTCCGGACGGTGAGGTGATGTTCCCCGGTCGCCCTGGCGGCGACCGCTACGGAATGCGGTACGACCAGCTCGCGGTGTTGTTGTGCGCGACCCTGCATCGCCGTCTCAAGGCGCTGGAGGCAGCGCAGTCCGTTCCCCCCACTGAGGAGATCCACTGATGAACCCGCAAGAAGCTCTGCAGTACCTGTCGCAGGTCGGCTCCGATCTCGCGCGCTCGCTGCCACCGTCATCGCAGGGGCCGACCGTCGTCGCCATCAATCAGGCGCTGTCGACGTTGCAGCCGCTGGTCGAGGAGGCGATGCAGCCGCGTCCGTTTTCGGTCGGGGTCGATGAGGGAGCTGGCACGCCGCCGCTGCGCGCGGTGCCACCGGTCGAAAAGAACCCGCCCCGGTAAGGGGCGGGTGTGAAGGGCGCGCGCTGCTGGAGAGTTCAGTGCGCGCGGCGGTGCTGCTCGTCGTATGCACGTTCGGCGAGCATGTCTTTGCCGACCAGCCACGCGTAGAGGTCGCCTCGCTTGTAGACGGAGAAGATCCCCTGCCGCTCCCAATCGGGACCGGTGCCTTTCGCGCGGTGGTGTTCGAGCGCCTTCTGCGTCAGGTGCGTGATGGTCGACGCCTCGGGGATGCGGACGCGCTGATCGAGGTAGACCTTGTCCGGTCGCGCGATCTGGCCGGGCTGCAGGCCGTTCTCGGTGCTGTACGCGTTGAGGTCGCACATCTTGTACGCGAGCGGCTGTTCGCTCGCTGCCTTCGGGCCGACGCCTGCCTTGTGCAGGATACGCAGCATGAGCGGGTCGATGCCGAGGTGTGCGGCGGCGTCATCGAGGGGGACGGCCGCGTTCGAGATGACCGTCTTTTGCCCGACGGTGCCGCTGTTGCCCGGTTCGAGCAGCGGCGTTGCAGGCGGCTTCTGATACTGGAACGGCTTCGGTGCCTTGCCTTTCGTTCCGATGGCCGCACGCGCTTTCGCAGTGTTCGCCTTGATCGCCGCGAGTCCGTCGGCGGAGTAGTGACGCGGGAGCTTGCCGTGTTCGGCGTAGATCGCCTCGACGTCGTCTGCGTAGTAGCGGATGTCGCGCGTGCTGTGTTTTACGAAGCCCGGTGCGAGATCCAGTTCGCGTCGCTTTGCGAGCGTGGCCGGCGAGCATCCGAGTCGCTGGCATACCTGCTGGATCGTCATGGTCGCCACCCGCTCTGGGACCGCTGGGGCTGGGGTTGGGTCGACCCATCCCACCGTGGGAGTGTCAAGCGGGGCGGGGGTGTCGCTGGTAGTCACTTGTGACGCGGGCGGTTCGTTTGTTATCGCCATGTGAGGAACCGATGACGGCTCCCCCGCGAGCGGTAATTGGTGCCTCGCACAAAATTCTGCGATGTCCGCTCGCTTCCAGAGCGGCTGTCCGTTGTAGAAACCGAGGCATGCCGGGATCAGTCCCGCGTTCGCATACCCTTGAAATTCCATATCTTTCAGCCCGGCCGTCTGTGCGAAATCTGTACGGTCGAGCAGCGCTTCGATCTGCATGGTCTGCTCCGTTCGTCAGGGAGGCGGCCCCCATTGGCCCGCCGGGGTCCGAGTTTTGCGTATGCTGGGGGTGAAGGCAAACCGTTCGTCGGATCGTCGGCGACTTTTTCGGGGGTGGGCATGGAAGGGCCTGATGGGAGCTGGCGCATCGACGCCTTTGCGCTCGGTCTGCGGACCGCGCCGAAGCTGCGTTCCCGTATCGATGAGGTTCTGCCGGCCGAGCGCGTCCCGGCGCTGATGGCGTGGCTGGTGATCCTCGAAGCCATGCCGCGCATGTACGAGCGGCTGGCGACTCTGGACCCGCCGACGGCGGTCGACCGCGAGCCGCCGCTGCAGATGTACGCCGTGCTGTCGCCGCTGCGGCAGGTGATCCGCGACGCCGTAGCCAAGGAAGTCTCCGGAATGAACCCGGCGCAGCGTCTGCTGTTCGCGCTGTCGCTGCCGGATGACTCGCTGCCGACCACGATGGCGCAGGTTTCAATCGACATCGAGCTGGCGGCCCGTGCGTTCCCCGAGCCGCTGCCGTACTGGAGCGGGTCGGCGCTCGGCCTGGTCGCCTCCGCATTTGAACGTCTCGGGCTGCCCGAGGTCGTACCGCACCTGGTCCATGCCGATGACGCCGAGCAGCTCATGGCGGACTTGATCGCGGGTCGCGCCGTGAGCGTGGCCGAGTACCCCATCCACCCGGTCGAACACTGAGGACGCTGATGTCAACGGAACTGATGTACAAGGTCTCCACCGCGCTGCCGACGCTTGCGCGCGAGATCGCTCTGGCGGTCGACGCCGTGGCCGGCGAGCATGTGCCCATCGTGCTGGTGCTGTTTACCCAGCCGCGCGCGTCCTACATCTACACCTGCCCCACGCGCGAGGAGGCGATCCACGCCATTGAGCAGACGCTCGACCGGTTCGCGCATCCGGACGATCCGACGTACGGGCGCGTGGCGTTCGAGGAGGCCAGCTCCGCCGCGCAGCGGATCGCGCTGGGCGCGCGCTACCTGACGGCGGTCGTGGAGGATGCGGTCGACCGTCTGATCGGCGTGTCGGTGCCGCTCGCGCTGTTCCTGCTGCAGGCCCCGCACCCCCCGACCTACATGGGCTCTCACGCGCGCGGCGAGCTGGTGCCGGCGATGGAGGAGCTGGTCGCGGCGATGCGCGCGGATCACGCCGACGTTCCCGCCCACGAGTTCCGGGAGCATTGACATGGTCTCGACGCGCTACTTGTCCACCGGTGACCCGTCGACGCTCGGCGCGTACCGCCGGCTGTCCGTCATCGCGTTCGGCCCGGAGTCGCGGCCGGTGAAGTACCTCGACCGGAAGATCGCCGAATCCCCGAACGGCGAGGACGAGCCCGTGATCGTCGACGAGACCCAGATGCTGCAGGTGCTGGGCGCGCTCTACCTGCAGGAGTGTGACGAACGCGACGGCGTTTCAGGTAACGCCGGATTGCCGGAGGCAGGCGAATGAGTGGAGAATTGTCCGCGTACGCGATCTACGAGCGCCCGCTCGACTACCCCGAGGGGTATGTCGCGCGGCGCTTCACGGTAGACGCTCGGGGTGCTCTGCCCACAGCCGACGCGTACTTTGGTCCGACCCTGGAATCCGTTCGCGCTCACGTGCGTCCGGGTAGGGTGCGTATTAGTCGTTCAGAGCTGGACGAGCCGCAGATAGTCGAAACCTGGTTATAGCCCGACAAGGGGGATCGGAATGGACGTGTCGCAGGAAAGTCGAAAGCAGTGGGGCGGATCGGGTTTTGAGGTGTCGCCATGAGACTTTTTCTGGCCGGTGTGGCACGTGGCATGGCCGAGCAATTGAAGCGAGATCGCTCGCGCTTCATCGCTCACTTGATTACCGAGACACCGTTCTACGTCGCGTCGCTGGAGCAGATTTCCAGCGTGCTGTTGAAGGCGCGAAAACCGAGCGGGTTAACCACGGATTATGGGTCGGACGCACATCGCGTGAGGCAGGGCGAGGCCGCTGCAAATACCAAGCGCGCGTACCTCTCTCACTCGCTGGCGGACGCAGGAATATCGGACGAGATCAGATCGGTTTTCATCCAGTACCACCCGGAGATAACGGCGCGCTTGGAAACGGGTGCGGTGAAGCTCGGGGCAGACTGGCCGGGGGTTTTCATTCGAGGTGATGACGCCTGGGTCTACGCGATTTTGTTGACGGAGCTGGTCGATGCGGCGCGTGCGGATAAGCGCGCCACCACACTGGACCTGCTGGAGCATCTGCAACACACGCTGCAATCGTGCGTGGTCCCGCCGGATAGCCAAGGCGAAACGGACGGAGATCGCGCCTAACAAAACCCGCTGGAGGTGCTGTGAGTCACCTCGAAAAACTCGACGAATGCCCGGAGTGCGGATGCGTCCTCACGAAGTCCGGGTACGACATGCAAGCCTGTTCGTGCGGCTGGGGACCGTTTGGCGTTCCGTCCCGCCCACCGCCGCGCACCGATGGTCGACCGAGCGACGCCGCCGTCGCTGCCGCGTTCTGGCGGCATGTCGACCTTGATCCCGATTTCCTCAACCGGCTCGCGCGCTGGCACGCCATCGCACGGCAGATCGTCGTCGAGGCGTGCGAGGCGGACGCCGAATGAGCAAGGTGAAGAACTTCCCGCAGCGACGCCGGCCAATCCAGACCGCGCCGCTGTCCGTGGTCCGGCCGACGTTCGGCCGAGACGAGTGCAAGCACGCGCACGTGGAGGTCGACGAGCGCCTGGCGCTGGTCACGTGCTGCGACTGTAAGGCACAACTCAACCCGCTCTGGGTGCTGGGCATGCTCGCCCGCGAGGACGAGCGCCTGCACGACCGCTGGATGATGCTGCGCGCCGAGTCGGCGCTGCTCGCGGACCGCAAGCGGGCGAAGTGCAAGCACTGCGGGCACATGGTCGAAATTCACACGGGGGCTTCGTACCACCAGCTCCTGGTCGCGCGTGATCGCTTGAAGGAGGAGGAACGGTAATGGCGAAGGGGAAGAAGCAGGGTGATGTCGCGGTGGTTCTCTCGCAGGCTGGTGTCGACATACCGGTGCGGCTGACGCGGGACGTCGTCGGGTTCGCGCAGGCGGTGGCGAACGGCTGCACCAACGTGACGGCCGAGCAGGTGATGGCGGTCTGGTTCGTGACCCGCCTGTTGCAGATGCCGCCGATGGCACCACCCGCGAAGAAGGCGACGAAGAAGAGGGCGCGCGCATGATCGGCGTGACGGAGCTGCCGCTGCCGGAAGGCATGTCGCGCATGGAGTCGGGGCCGGTGCAGTTCGGCGACGACTGGCCTGGCGTTTTCATGCGCGGCGACCACGCGCTGTTCTGCGCGCACACGGTGCGTCACGCGATCACGGCCGTGCCGGCGGAGGACGTCCTGTCGCGCGCTGCGCTGGAGGGGCTCGCACACGATCTGGAGGCGTGCCGCGTTCCGTTCGGTGCGGACCCGGGCACGGAGGTCGGCGGCACGATGCACGGTCGCCTGAGCGAGATGGTCGACGTGATCGACGCCATCGGCACGGACCTGACGCTGCTCGCCGGCATCGCCTCGGGCATGGCGAGCGGTCTGGAGCATGGCGGCGACGAATGGTTGGAGGGGCTCGGGCGCGACCGCCGGTTCTTTGCCGACCGCCTGCGCGAGATCTCTAGCGCGCTGCTCAAGGCATCGGTGGGGCTCGCCTGATGCACACGACCTACTTCCACGATCCGGAGAAGCGGATCACGCAGCAGCGCATCGCGTTCGGCAAGGCGGTGGAGGCGTCCATCGCCGCGCTCGCGCTGGAGCATTTGGGCACGCGCGTGTACTTCGCCGCCGTGATCGACATGACACCGGGCTCGCGCGACGTCGAGACCATGATGGTGACGAACATCCCGCAGCCGCAAGCGGCGTACGGGCTGATGGCCGGACACATGTTCGAAGGCAACGACCCGGGCGCGGCACGGATTCAGATGGAGGAGCCGCGATGACGCCGCACGCCGCCGATCTCATCCTCATGTTCGGTCTCGGCTCGCTGGTCGCGCAGAACCTCGGTCGCTACGGCCGGTCACGCACCGCTGGCAAGCCGGACCGGTTCGCGCTCGGCTTCGCGCTGGTGTTCCTCGGTCTGTCCGCGATCCTGGTCGCGAGGAGCCTTTCATGAAAGATTCCAGCAATCTCCCGACGCCACCGGTCTGGCGGTACGACGAGCGCCACAGCACGCTCGACCTGCGGTTCCGGTACGACGGGCACGAGATCTGGGTCTGGATCTCGCCGCGTCCGCTCTACTGCGACCGTGGCCACTGGCAGTTCGGTGTTATGCAGGCCGGTCGCATGCACCTGGACGGGCAGGATTCGTTCCCGCGCTACTTCATGTCGCTCGGTGCCGCGATCGAGGAGGCAGAGCGCTGGCTCCGCTGGCGGCTCGCGCAGCAGACCGAGACGCCGTACTTCCCCGCGCTGCTCGCCACCGCGCACGGCCGGACGTTCGTGCCATGACCGACGATGCGCGCAAGCGTCGCGGCGAGACCGTCGCCGCTGCCGTCTCGCAGATGGCGCGTGCGGGCGTGGAGTTCGCCTTGATCGTCTACGTGCCGGAAGCGCAGTCGCCGATGTTCGTCGCCACCGATGAGCCTCCGATGGGCCTCGCGCGCGTGCGCGCCGCGCTCGACGCCATCGAGCTGCACGACCGAACGCTCACCTGCGTGGTTCCGCCGGAGCATTGATCCCATGACGCTTAACGAGATCGCTCGCTGGCTGCCGGTGGTGTCGCTCGCCGTGCAGTCGATCCTGATCCTGGTCTGCCTCGGTGGGGCATGGCAGGCGTTGCGCGTTGCGCGTCTCGCGGACCCGCCCATGCGCTGGATCGCATTGAACCTCGCCGTGTTCTGGATCACCGCCGCGCTGCTGGCCACCCATCTCGCGTGGCACGCGTCGCGCGCGCTGCCCCTGTGAAGGCGCTCGACCTGCTGCTCTGCCAGTGCCCCTGGTGCCGGGTGCGGCGCGTGTTCGTGGGGTGGCTCGTGCGCGGTATCGGGCCGTCGCTCGGCTGGTGCGGGTTCGTGGTCTGGGCGCTGGCGAACGACCGCCACGTGCCGCTGCTGATCAACGCCGGGGTCTCGTTCGGCATCGCGTACTTCGCCCCTCGGTGGGCGAGGGAGTGGCGCGACCGCCGGCTGGCGAAGCTCGCCCACGAGCTGCGGGGCGGATGGTTCCCGGGCTGAGTCCCATGCGGCACCATGCGGGTCATGCTCGGTGGCGCGTACCAATGGGATCGGCACGAAGGTGGGGCGATTCTCCGGCTCCGCTACGGATGCGCGGCGGCGATCAAGACGGTCGACGGCATCGTGCTGGTCTCGATCTTCTGGCGGGGCCGGGAGGTCAGGGGCCGCGACACCTCCATCGAGAAGGCCATGCTGCACGTTGAGCGCTGGCTCGCGGCCCGGGCTCGGTCGCCCCTCGGGCTGGGCAAGCGGTTCGTCCTGTCGGACGACTACCAGCGCCGTCAGGCTGCGCTCGGTGCGCTGCTGCGCGCCTGCACCCGGCCGCGTTGATCGCGTGCGGAATTCCGTACGGAATCCCCTCTGGAAACAAGTCGGGCCTGCGCATGCAGGCCCGAATGTTTTTCCGTACGCGTTCCGTACGGCATTTTTCGTTACGTGCTACGCCAATCGCTGAAACCCTTGCTGCGCTTGGCTTTGAAGGTGGTACTCCCAACGGGATTCGAACCCGTGTGTCCGCCTTGAGAGGGCGGTGTCCTAGGCCTCTAGACGATGGGAGCAATGCTGCGGTGAACCCCGCGCAGGCTCTCAACGTAACGCGGCTTGCTAGTATATGCGCCGCTGTTGCCGGCGGCAACGGCCATC